CCCAATGTATTTTTTTTCTACCATATAAATTTATTTTTATAATATTCTATAATTGTAATTAACTCATCATCAAATTGTTTTTTAGATTCCCATCCCAACTTTTTAAGTTTAGAATCATCTAAAGCATATCTAACATCTTGTCCTGGTCTTACACATGAGAAATCAACATATTTATTCAACTCTTCAATGTTTTTATTGTTCAATATACAAATCTTTTTTACAGTTTCCAAATTATTTTGTTCAAATCCCCCACAAATATTATATATTTCATTCTTAACCCCAGATTCTATAATTGTAACTACAGCATCAGCAGTATCTTGAGCGTGTAACCAATTTCTAATCGGTGTTCCATTATTATGTAAAGGTATTTTTTTACCTAATTTTAGGTATTTACATGCTTTTGGAATTAATTTTTCTACATATTGACCTATACCATAGTTATTTGTTGGTCTAACTATAATATAAGGTAGATTATATGTTCTCCCCCAAGCTATAACTAACATATCCGCCGCGGCTTTGGTTGCTGAATATGGATTTGATGGTTTGAGTAAATCCGTTTCGGTATGCTCTCCTTCCTCTATATCGCCATAAACTTCATCGGTACTGAAATGAAGTAGTATTGGTTTGGATACATTTTCTCCTCTATGATTTTTTATTAGTTCAAGTAAATTATGAACACCTTTAATATTAGAATCAACAAACACCCCATTATCAAATATTGAATTACCTACATGGGTTTCAGCTGCAGTATTAATAACATAATCACAATCATATAAAAATTTTAAATCATTAATATCACAATGCACGAATGAAAAATTTGGATATTTTTTAAATTCGCTTAATAAATCTTTATTTGCTGCGTACGTTATTTTATCTACACCTTTAACATACCAACCCAATTTTAAACAAGTTCTTGTTATATAAGAACCTATAAAACCTAAACATCCTGTTATATATACTATTTTTGTCATTAAATATAATATTTAAAATACTTATTGATAATTTCTACCCTCTCCTTATTAGTTACACCAGTCAAGTGTGCTATAAAAGAATTCTGATTCCAAGGAGAAATGATTTTATTTTGAGCCATAGGACCGGTTCTATTTGGGTCCGATATCCAAGTGTTAGTATTTTCTAAACATTTAGGTACTGAATTTAAATAATTATGTTCTAATATCTTAAATTCGTGTTTTAAGTGGCTTTGTTTATGTATTACATTAAAACAGGTTTGATCAGACCCGACATCATTTAAAAAATTTTGACTATATTTAAGAAAAATTGTAAATAGTTCATCTATTGCATTTGTTTTTTGTATTATAAAATTACCCCCGCTAAAACTACTATATTCATTTTTGGATGAATAAGGCCAATCGAAAGAAAAATAAATAGTGTGGTTAGATTCTATTATATCTTCTACTTTATATGTATCATTTGTTATTATAGAATCCGCATCTAACCACATTATAGCATCATATAGTTCTATCATTTGAAAAAGACTGATTGTTCTAGCAAATCCAAGTCCTATAAGGCTGGAATCTATATTATATTCTGGAACCGATTTGAACGATCTTATAACCATAAAATCGTATCCATATTTTTTGGCATATTTTATTTTTGAGGGTATAGTAAGATCTAATACTTCTTGGATATTGGAATCTCCACCTGTAATGATTAAAATTCTTTTTTTATTTTCCATTTATTATCTGTTTAATATATTTTTCAAAATATATATCATTATCCCATCTCCATTTTAACGCTAATTCGTAATTGTGTTTTATACTATCTAATTTAGATTGATACAACTCATCATTTACATTTTTTAATATATGTGTAAGTTCGTCTTCTGTATCGAAAATTATTATTCCATTCATATCAAAAAAATCTCCTATATTGGGACATCCTTTATATATAGGAATAGTTCCTGTTAAAAAACAATCTAATATTTTTTCGGTAAAATAATTTTTATGATTTCCATTTTCTATTGAAATAGAAAATTTATAATCTTTTAATCCTAATATTTTTCCGCTTATTTCATTATATCCAACCCCATATAAGTCAAACTTACAATTATTTTTTATAAGATAATCAACACATTTTACTCTAAATTTGTGCCAATCAGTAAATGTCTTATTAGATGTAATAAAAGATACTCCTTTACTTTTTTCATATACCGAAAACAAGGTATCATCTGCTAATGTTGGATATTGCTGGGTGTGTATATTTTTATTTAACACAACTTCCCCACCACCGTTTCGAAGCACCGCATTGGGTAATTTTAATAATTCTGAATCAAATGTTAAAATCAAATCAAATAAATGTGCATTTTTCTTAACTGCATCATAAACTTCTTGTTGCTGTAATAAATGTGGTGGCTCGTGTATATCCGCAACAATTTTACCACGATTAATTATAATTTCACCATTTATATATCTTATAATATCAGTATCAGATATTATTGATATATCAAATTCTCCATCATATTGATTATATACATAAGAGAATTTTTTGGGTATGCTATTGTTTTCTCTACTACCACCTATAGCATTTATTTGGGGTAATTTTTCTCCTGATAATCCTTCTTTGTAATGTTTCTTGTTTCTTATTTCCATTTCATATTTTGTATTATCATAAGATTCTCTTTCTCGTGTTCTTAGTTGACATTGTTCGCTACAATTCCACACATATGTAGGAAAATCTACTACACCTATTTTTTCTTTAGGACACATTTCTAAACAGGGATATACTAAAGCCAAATCTGGTGCATGATAATAATACTTATTATCTATTTTAGATATTATATCGTTTTTATTTACAGATTTTGCTAAAAATCCTTTTAAAGTTAGTAGGTGACTGGCCCTCCAAACGTCTCTTCTGTATAATTTATATTCATGCACAAAATCTGAATATGGTGTATTTTGCGGATTGGCTTTTGTAACATTTTTTGATCCTTCATATGCATAAAACTCCCCATATGTCATCCATGGATTTTTTTTGTTATAGAAATTATTTAAATTTTCTAAAACATTATCATCTATTAACCAATCATCTCCACATGCCAATACAACTATTTCTTCATCTTCTAAAGAATCAAAAAATCTTATATAATTATATATAGCTTCTTTTCCCACCCTCTCCTCATTTTTAATAATTGTAAATTTATTATTTTGATTAACCATTGAATTAACCAGTTGATTAGTATTGTCTGTGGAACAGTCATCAACATATATTACTTCATAATTATCATATGTTTGATTTAATATACTTGCGATATTATATTCTACCCATTCCTCATTGTTATATGAAGCTATTATTATTTTAAATTTATTTTGTTTTTCCATATTTCAAGAGTATAATACTTTTCATAATTTTCTTTTGCTGTATTTGAACATAATATACGAAATTTTTCATCATTTACCAAATTTTTTGCTAATTTTTTTGCACTTTCTATATCATGTATATCAACTGATAATTCGGGATGGCAAATTCTTTGAGTATCCACATTTTTATTTCCTATACACGGTATCCCAAAGTAAGCACAATTCAAACTAAATGTTCCTGCTGCAACTGTAGGCATTAAATGTACAGCATATTTGAAGCTACTCAGTTGTTTCATCCAATCCGTCCAAAGTACTCTTGGTAAATGATTAAATAGTTGTTCTTCTCCCTCACGCATAGCATGGGATGTTTGTCCCCAAATTGGTAAATCAAACTCTCTAGCAACCATATAACTTTCAAACCCACCATACCATCTTGCAAAATTACCACCTATAATCACCTTATCTTCGGTTATTGGTTTAATATCTTTAATGGTTTCCTCAATCATTAAGGTAGGAATTACATCTATACTTTTGTTTGGAAATAATCCCCTATAGTATTTAGTATCTTCAACATTATGTGCAAATATGCCATCAAATTCTGATAGCATATTATAAAAATTAATTTGGTCGCCCAATTCATAATCATTAAACCACCAATGCGGTCCTTCTTGAATATAATAAACTTTTTTGTTTTTTTGTTTTAATTCCCCAATAAAATTAGATTCTAATAATTTGGAAACAGGGTTTTCTCCATTTATTATTTTACCACCTGCTGCGTTTAAAAACACCATTCCTTTTGGGAATATGACAAAAACAACATCATAATCAATCACATCATATATATTGTGTATGTTATAATGGTCTGCGTCCAACGCACACATCCATGCGAATTCGGTTCGCATATTAGAATGATTGGGTGGAACTTTGCCAATGAATCCCATTTCAGTTAGGAAAGCTATTTTCATTTACTAAAAAATTCTTTAATTTTATCACAAACATAATCCACATCTTCAATTGTCATTCCGTGGTGTGCCCCTAATAGGAAACCATTCTTCATAATAGTATCGGAATTTTGAAATGGTTGTAAGTATTCTCTATAAATTGGATGCCTGGTTACATTTCCTGCAAAGGTTACTCGGGTTTGAATATTATTATCCTCCAAAAAATGTAATAATTCATATCTTTTTTCGGTTTGAAGTGGAATTGCTAACCAATTGGGTTTAATGCTATCATCAGGTAATAATATTTCTTCTACATCTTTTAAATTTTCTAAATACCTTTCAATATTATTCCTTCTAATCTTTTCAAACTCACCAAATCTTTCCAATTGAACTAAACCAAACGCGGCATTCATTTCTGATGACTTCATATTGTATCCTAAAACACCATATAAAAACTTATAATCATATGGTATCCCATCTACACTATGATTGAATCTATCCGACATTGCTTCTGAGTTATCTCCTATTCTTCCCCAATCTCTGAATTGTAAACAGGTATTACGATATTGTTCATTATTAAACATTACCATTCCACCCGAACCACCTGCGGTAATTACGTGTGATGCATAGAAGCTTGTAGTGGCAATATCGGTTTCAGGAGTGTAGGTAACAGTATCGGCTGAATCTTCAATCAGTATAATATCTTCTCTACCCATTTTAATTAGACCCTCTTTGATTTTTTTCCAATCAGGCTTATTTCCAATTAAATTAGGTAGCATAAGAACCTTAACATCATCGGTAACAACGCTTAATACCTCATCTACATTAGCAACATATGTGTTTAAATCAACATCCACAAATATAGGAACTAATCCTAATTGAATAATAGGGGCTAATGTAGTAGAAAATGTACAAGCGGGTGTAATTACTTTAGTTCCTTTTGGTAATAGTAAACTTGCTAACGCAAGTAAACACGCCGAGGAACCTGAATTCACAAATACTCCGTATTTTTTACCAAAGTATTTTGCAATTTTTTCTTCAAATTCAATTGATTTGGGCCCAAAACCGGCCAACCAACCTGATCGTAAGCAATCAACAACTGCTTGAATTTCCTGTTCCCCATAAGATTCAAATTTATTAGGGGCGTACCATACTTTTTTATTCATAGTGTATTATAATAATTATTTTGTCTTTCTTGTCTTTCAATTGTTTTGGGGTGAATTAAATAACATCCTTCAAATTGTCCCTCCAAAGGTATTGCTGCATATGTAGTAAAACCATCCAATTTTTCATGAACCCTATTTATCCATTTAATAGTTGGTATGTTTTTATATATTCTCCATTGGTAATCCGGCCAGTTTACCCATCCTTTAGTATTTAAATTCCACCCCCACCGTTGAATATGCTCTTCTGTCAGGCCTTCAACCGTGTTTACTCTTGGAACTAAATAGACTTCATTATTTGGATTACTTTCTAACAATTCAGGTAGAATTCCAATTAAGGTTTCTGATGGTAATTCATCTGCATCAATTTGGAAAATATAATCTCCAGTACATAAAGCGGTAAAATGGTTTTTATGGTCAGCAAAATCATCGTTAAAATCTCGCTCATACCACCCATACCAACCCAATAGAGAGTAATGATTGAGTATTTCTTTGACTTTGG